ATTCAGTAATAATATGAGATACGCGATCCAAGTTAATTGATGGTCCATTTGGATGACCAAGTTCGCCATAGGCGCGACCTTTTTGCACAGACTCTTTAATATAGCGACCAACTTCGCGCTCGAGAGTTTCAGTGCTGTAGCGACGACCGTTGCGATTTGGGATATTACCCTGCATGAAAATGCCTTCAATGAAAACATTTTTCTTGCCGTCTTCTACTGCTTCTTCAATAACTTGAATAGACTCATTTAATTCTGTGATTAGTTTCATGTTTAGTACCTTATGATATTGTGAACGCGACTGATGTTGCTTTCACGTCTACCGATGAACTTAACTCTTCAGCAGGTTGCTTGACTACGAAAGTGATAGAACCAGTTGGCATTGTAAAACTGCCGCCTGTAGTTTGGTTCGTAATTAACGCAGCGCCAGCATTGCTGTTATAAACACGAACGCAACTAGCAGAACTAACAGTACTATTTGCATTCAATGTAATCTCTGCTGATAATGGTTTGACAATCATTTTTATTACCTTTTATTCGTTGTCTACTAAAATAAGATCGAATGTAGAACTCACTTGTGTTGCTTGCCCTGCGACTACATCAACCTTCAAATCAGTTTTTTCATCAAACTTCAATGGAACTGGGTATTCAATTGATAAACTTTGACCCCCAGCAGCATTATAGTTTGCTTTAATATTAAACGCTCCGCCAAATGGCCTAGCAAAGAAGCGATAAATCATCGATGTATTGGTAGATGCTTTATCAGAACCAAGATGTAGTGTTAACAAGTACGCAGTTTTCCCTGCAGGAACTGTATACACTGCCATCAATGTTTGACCTAGACCCGATAATATTTTGGCAGCCACTGTACCGCTCTGAGAAATATTAATATCTTGACTATTTTCTGTAGAAACCATTTTTGCTCTAAAGACTCTAGAGAAAGTAGTTAGACCAGTGCTACCAATATTAATTATTTCTATTACCGGATTATAATCTCCATCTAACCCCTGTACTTCTACTGCTTCGCCATCGTCACTATTGTTTGTTGCTCCCGAGAGAGTCAGTGTACTCGCGGCAGGATATGGGTATGCAGTTGACCCGCTATTCCCGTCCCAAACCGTACCTGAAGTCACATCACCATCAGTCGCTCCAAATTTATTTATATGCGAGTAACCAGTGACATCACCTGCCGCGATAGGCACATTTGAAGCAGCACCGAACGTATTGATTAAATTGCCATTTTTATCAGCCAGCATTACGACTTCATATATCGAAGTGCCGTTTGGTAAAAACTGATTTGAATCTATACGATATTGCGCCATAGATTAGTAGCCAGACTCTGCTTTCTTTTTGCTTTCTTTCTTCACTTTTGGATTAGTTTCAATTTCGCCGTCTTCTTCGTCGTCATCGTCATCATCGTCATCATCGTCTTCGTCGTCATCGTCTTCGTCGTCATCTTCTTTTTCGAAAATCATAGAAACGAATTCGTCATAACCTTCTTCTGTTGAAAACAATTCTTCCAGTGTCTCGCGCTCTTCGTCGGATGCCTCTTCTAAGAAATCTTCGACTGCCTGATTAATCAGATCAGCATACTCTTCATAGACTTCTTCATCTTGTCCTGGATTGTATCCTTTCACTGGATCACGATTGATGTAAGAAACAGCATCAGTTGCTTTACGGATTTCAGCATATCCTGGACCGTCCATAATAGACATATTTTCAGTGTGCTTATCCATGAAGTTTTGCTCATCGCCGCTCTTCGCTTTATAACCTTCTAAGATTGACAATAGTTTTTCATTCTTCATCGTTATCTACTTCCATTTCTGTTGTGTTAGTCTTATTAAAAGCTGATGATACAACTTCGTCGTATTTTGCTGAAAGGGCAGTTTCAAGTTTTGGTTGAATAACTGCGTCAAATGCATCAAATGCTTTTTGTGGTTTATCTGCCACTGCGGCAGAAATAAAGTCAGTAATATTTGTCATAATTAAATTCCTCTCAGTATTTATTTAAATTAATCTTCTTGGGGTTCTTCTTTTTCCGCTTCTTGTTCTTTCTCATCTGGTTGCGGTTCTGCTGTCACATCATCAGCGTCAAACCCGTCCATTTCTTCTTCGTCTCCAGCATAACGTGGATCGTCTTTTTCAGCAGCAATCTGTTCGTCAATAGTTTTCATTTCTTGTTCTGTTTGCTGCAGGATGTAGCGGCGAGTATACTCGTGAGAATAATACTTGCCGATCGAATCTTCCATTTCTCGCAAAAGACCTACTCGGTCGCGCATAATTTCCATATTCTTCAATTCATGGAAATAGTTATCAATCGCATAATCATAATCAATTTGATGCTTCCACTCTTTCCAATCTTCTGGAGTACAAACACCTTTTAGGATTAACTGCCGCTCAAGCAACTTGTTAAACAGTTCGCTGAATTTATTGCGTAGTCGAGTAATAAACTTCGAGAACTTCACTTCGTCCCGAGAAACTTCGGTAGCACGACCCAATGTAAATGTAGAGTCAGATTGTAAACGAGTGATTGGTACATTCAGTGACTTATACAAAAGATTCTGGAAGTATTGTACGTCTTCAATCTCGCCAAGGTTTTGACCGCCTGGAAGTGTTGTAATCTCAGTACCACGACCACCTTCGCGGCGAGGCAACCAGAAGTCTTCTAGCATTGTCATAAACTTGCGATCATCTCGCACTTCACCAGTGCCAGAATCGTATACAACCTTGTTCTTAAATTTAGTCATGATGCTGTTAAGATATTGCTCTGCCTTTGCTTTCGGCAAACCACCAACATCAACATAAAAGATTCTTCGCTCAGGTGCGCGCGAGATACGATAAATGACCAACGAATCTTCCATTGATCGTAACTGATTCAATGGTCGTATTGCTTTGTGTAAGTATGATATAATTAAGTTGTTGTCGCTTGCTTGAAGACCGCTGGTACAATAAGCAATTGAGTCTTTTGAAATTTTAATTCCCGCTGATTGAGAACTTGCGGTAGATTGCGTGTAAGGAACATTAGAACCAGTTTTCTTTAAAAACCCTGCAGGATTGTAGAGATAGTATTCTGCTACAACCTTTTCAACAGGGATATCTTGATCGGTCTTTTCTTTCTTTACTTCTCGAACTTTCTTAATATATCGCGGATCAATATAACGAAGTTCTACAATACCTTTGGATGGTTTACTCTCGTCAATAATTACATGATAGTACAAACGCCCATCAATATACCAACGACGAAAGATTTCGTAACTTAAATAATTAAATTCTAGTTTCCGCAACAAATTTTCAAACTCATTGCGAATTGTTTTCTTAATCGATTCAGTTGTTTCTAAGTTATCAAGAACAATAGAAACTGTTTCTTCATCAGAATCTTCTACGATTGCTTCGTTGCAAATATCTTGTACGGCAAGATCAATTGTAGGATCCATTGCCATTGCTCGATACTTTGTCACCAATTCTGCTTCAGTTCTAACGCTCCCATCTAAATCAACATATGTTCCATAAATGCCGCCAGAAGCAATGCTCAGTGCACCGTCATCATTAGTTGGCGGAACGAAAGAAACAACTTTTTCTTGTTCCTTATCTTCCTTTTTGCGTTTTATCTCGAAACCGAATAGATCCATTATAATTTAACTCCGAATAGAAAATGGGGATATAAAAGTATTTATATCCCCGTGGATGACGAAGTTTAGAGGGAAAAGGAAGTTAAAATTAACTTCCTGGTTCCATCACATCAAATGCCCATGTCACTGTATAAGTTCCAATTGTATCAGTTGTATTCCAATCCAATTCAATTGTACCTACATCAGTTGGCCAGCAACCTTGCAACTTGTATGAACGGAGTTTACTGCCGCCTTTTCCATACAAAAAGATTTCTGCTTCAGATTTATATGCTTCAAATACTTCAGCGCGGATATTACCATCAGCAGAGTTAATCTGCTCTTGCCAATCTTCCAACTCAGCACGAAGTCCGAAATCTTCTTCAATCATGAGCGTTGTTGTCCACTCGGCATAAGTACGATCGCCAGCAACTTTAATCTTGCGACCAAAGTATGGAACTTCAATGACACCCATGGTCATAGCAGGAACTTGGGTTGCTTGACACAGGAAATTCATAGAATTCCCTGCGCGAGTTACTTGCGCTTCAAACAGGGCAGGACGATACCCACCCGCTTGGATTGCGCCACCTTTAAAACTTGTTATGCTAAAAGCCATTTGCTTATTCTCCTATGAATTTATTTTTATCTATTTATTAAAATTGACCAATAACTTCGGAGAATTCAACCCCAGTTCTTACAGCAACGAAGTTCAACTGGATGAAGTTAATAGATCGAGCAGGTTTGATGTAAATATCACCAACAAACTCGTTACGATCAATCACTTCACCTGTGTTGTTAGTTTCGTCACAGACTACAACGAAGTCAGTAATTCCTCGGCGACCTTGTACATCACGCAAGAACGGAGTTACGAGGTTGACGAATGAAGCGCGAGTAAATGCATCGTTGAACTCAAACAGAGTAAACTTAGCAGATGTCGCAATTGCTTTCTCAAGAACAATAAACAGACGACGTACATTAATTCGATCAAAGGCAGATGGTTTCGCCAGAAGAGTCTTGTCACCGAACAGTACAGTTCCCTGTCCTGGGAAAGACACAACTGGGTTTACACCGCTCTTATAAAGAACATCTCGCTCTGCTTTCTTAGGATTCCATGCCAAACGAACAAGGTTCTTAATGTTACCACGGTTGAAACCAGCAGGTGACCACCATGCATCACGGATATCGGCAGTATAAGCAGTCAAACCAGCAGTATCGCCGTTCAAAGGAACGTAACGATATACATCGTTGTACTTGT